GAATCTAAAGGGCTTCTAGAATATATTGGCAAAGGTATTCAGTATTATGTTGACAATATAATTTGCCCAAAAAATCCTGTTGAATTTTATATTACACAATCTTGGCTAAATTATACCAAATCAGGTGAATATCATCACACTCACGAGCATCCAAATTCAATTATCTCTGGTGTTCTTTACATTGATTGTGATCGTGAGCATGATAAGATAATTTTTCATAAAGCCAATCGGTATCAACAAATCAAATTTCCTCAAACAGAATACAATCACTTTAATTCTGAATCTTGGTTTTTCAATGTAGGCACAGGAGACCTAGTTCTTTTTCCGTCACATTTTACACATGGCGTAGAACAGAAAAAAGGTGACAACATTCGGTGCTCTTTGGCATTTAATGTGTTTGCTAAAGGTTACATTGGGCAAGAAGAAGAACTTACAGCCCTTCATCTTCGTATGTAATTGCCTCTTAACTCCCGTTTTAACTAAATAGACGATAAAACGGGAGTGATTCTTGGCTGCATACACTGAACTCAATATTGAGCAATACGCAAATTTTTCTACCACTGTCAATGTTGAAGACGCAGCAGGAGTTGCTGTAAATCTTAGCGGTTATAGTGTAGCCTCACAAATACGCAAATCGTATTATTCATCAACAGCAAATAATTTTACTGCCACCATAACAGGCAATGCTAATGGTGAAATTACGCTATCAATGACAGCTGCAAATACAGCACTTTTAACTCCTGGTAGATATCTTTATGATCTTGTTATTACATCACCAAGCACAATAAAAACAAGAGTTGTAGAGGGCATTGTAAATGTCCTTGGAGGAGTAACACAATAATGTCAATCACAGCAAGAATTAATACTCAAGGCGCAATTGGTCGTGCTACAGTTAAATCAAGTCCAAAAACAGCCATTGCAGCTGACACATTTGCACCAAAACCAAATGTTTCTTTATCTGAAATTCGTGACGTTAGCCTAACAGGTGCTCAAAATGGTGATGCTTTAGTGTTTAATTCAACAACAAACAGATATGAAGCAAAAACGGTAACCGCATCAGTAACCGAAGTAATTGGAGGCACTTTTTAAATGGCTAACACTGTAATTCAACTTAAATTTTCTACTGTAACAGCGACACCTACCTCGCTGAATGTTGCAGAACCAGCATATTCATATTCAAGTAATACATTATTCATTGGGTCTCCAGCAGGAACTGGTTCAATTGCAATTGGCGGTCAATTTTTTATTGATAAATTTCAACGAGGCTTTGATACTGCTAATGCGGCATTTTTAGCAGCTAATACATCCAGTTCTTCTGCATTTGTTCAAGCAGCCTTTAATACAGCAAATGCTTCTTTTAATCATGCTAATGCAGGATTTCAAGCTGCTAATTCAGCAGGTTCTTACGCAAACTCAGCATTTGCTGCAGCTAATGCAGCAAATGCCACAGATACCACACAAAATAATAGCATTACAGCTGCCTTTACTCAAGCAAATTCTAATTTCGTAAGTGCTGTAACAAGATTAACCGTCACAAATAGTGGTGCTTCTGCTTACCTAATTGATCAATACTCTGGAAATAATCCATCAATCTATGTGTCTGGTGGAGAAACCATAGCATTTCATTTAAATGGTATTTCTGGTCACCCATTTATGATAAGAGTATCAAATGGAGGTGCCAATTATGATACTGGTCTTACTCATGTTGCAAATACTGGAACAGTAAGCACAGGTTCTTCAGCACAAGGGCAAGTAGCAGGAACACTATATTGGAAAGTACCTTTTGATATCATTGGTTCTACCTATGTTTATCAATGTTCAAACCATGCTGGTATGGTTGGCAATATTGTTGTTCAGCAGCCAGCTTCTTTTGTCGCATCCAATACAACACTTGCTTTTAATCAAGCAAATGCTGCTTTTAGTGCTGCTAATGCAGCCACAGCAACAGATACCACACAAAATAATTCTATCACAGCTGCCTTTACTGCGGCTAATTCAGCTGGTGTTTATGCTAATGGTGCATTTACAAGAGCCAATAATTCCCTTAATGCAACTACTGGTGGAACAATTACTGGTGATTTAAGTGTTACAGGCAATTTAACTGTTTCTGGTAATACAACATTTGTTGATGTAGAAATTTTATCTGTTGAAGATTCTTTAATTAAACTTGCAAATAATAATACAACAGGAGATGTGGTTGATATTGGTTTTTATGGAATGTATAAACCAACAACTGGTCCAGTAAATTATACAGGTTTAGCAAGAACAGCAGGTGCAAATACATATTTCTTATTTCGTGGTCTTACAAATGATCCAACAAATAATACACTTGCTTCTGGTTCTGTAACTGCTGCAAATGCTGCGACATTAATTGCAAATGTTCAAGCATTTTCTGTTACAATTAATGATCAAGATATTCAAACTTATGCCGATAAAGCATTTGCTCATGCTAATTCAGGATTTGATGCTGCAAATACTGCTGATTCAAAAGCAGTAACTGCTGGCTCTTATGCAAACTCAGCATTTGCTCATGCTAATTCAGGATTTGGTGCTGCAAATACTGCTGATTCAAAAGCAGTAACTGCTGGCTCTTATGCAAACTCAGCATTTGCTCATGCCAACTCTGCATTTATTTCTACAAATGGAGCATTTACTGCAGCCAATAGTGCTGGTGTTTATGCTAATAGTGCCTTTGCTGCAGCTAACGCATCAAATGCCACAGACACCACTCAAAACAATAGCATTACAGCGGCATTTACTGCTGCAAATAGTGCTGGTGTTTATGCTAATAGCGCGTTTGATAAAGCAAATACTGATGTAACAGGCATTAGCATTACAGCTGCTGATCATGGTAGTGCTTCAGCCGTGGCTTCATTTAAAGTAGAGGCAAACGGTCGTATTAGTTCTGCTAATTCAACAACGATTGCAATTGCAGCATCTGCAATTACTTCTGGTACATTAGGTGTTGCAAGAGGCGGCACTGGTGCAGGGACATTTACAACAAATGGTGTTTTATTAGGCCAAGGTACAGGTGCTTTTACAACGGCATCATCATCAACTGAGGGTCATGTATTAACAATTAATGATTCTGGTGTACCAACATTTTCACACCTACAAGGTGGGACATTTTAATTAATATGAAAAGGAATTGTTATGAGTGTAGAATTTTCAAATGCTTACCAAGAGATTTTGCTTGATAATATAGTTTCAGTTATCAAGCAAAATTTTATTTTTCAAACTCAGTTAAAATTAGCAGAAGAAACAGGTAAAGCAAAAGCAGAAATACAGGCAAAATATGATGAATTAGTAAAAATAAAAACTAATACAAATGATACGATGCATGAGGAAAAAAGCCGTTTACAGAGTGCTTTAAATAATAGCATGAAACAATTTACAGCATTAGAAATAGATTTAAAAGCAAAAAATACGGAGATTGCGAGTTTGAAAGAATACATCGAAAAACTAGAAAACATTACAACTCCTTCAAAGCTAAAAAAATTAAATCCTGAAAAATTTGTTGAAGAAAAGTCTCTAGAACAACCTACCTCCGACCTATTCGCAATTAAGGTAAATGACGGCAGCTCGTTCTAATGTCCAATACAATCATTGAATTACGCCGCTCTAGTGTTAGTGGTAATGTACCATCTAGCTTGGCTAATGGCGAAATTGCAATTAATACTTACGATGGAAAATTATTCTATCGTGGCGGTGCTTCAAATACAATTCAAACAATTGAGCGATTTACTGGACCAGCAGGCCTTAATCAAGAAGTTCAATTCAATGACTCTGGTGTTCTTGGTGCTGATTCTGGATTAACATACAATAAAACTACTGATGTTTTAACAGTGGTTGGTGGCGCAATTATTGGTGGTATTAATGTTGCACCACAAATTCAATTTTCTTTTAATCATGCTAATGCAGCTTTCACTGCTGCTAACGCAGCCACAGCTACCGATACAACTCAAAATACCAGCATTACAGCCGCTTTCACTGCTGCAAATAGTGCTGGTGTTTATGCTAATGGCGCGTTTGATAAAGCAAATACTGATGTAACAAATATTGTAATCTCTTCATCACAGGCATATGGTAATACAACTCACGTTCCCATTGTTACCGTAACAGCTAATGGTCGTATTAATGCTATTTCTACCGTAGCTGTAACTGACCCAAGTGCAATTGCATTTGCCATAGCATTAGGATAAATAAGCAATTATGGCTAAACCAACTACAAGAGCAACATTTAAAAACTACTGCCTGCGGCGATTAGGCTTTCCTGTTATTGACATCAATGTAGATGATGATCAGGTAGATGATCGCATTGACGATGCTCTTCAATTCTTTGAAGATTATCAGTTTGATGGCGTAGAAGAAATGTTTTTAAAACATAAAATTACAGCTGATGATATTAATCGTAGATGGATTCATTGTCCAGATTCAGTTATTTTTGTGACCGCAGTTTTTCCATTTGATGATTCAAACTCATCAATTAATATGTTTGATTTGCGTTATCAATTACGCTTACATGATCTCTATGATTTTACATCAGTGTCATATGTGTCATATGAAATTACCATGCAACATATTCGTTCTTTAAATTTATTATTTTCAGGCACACCACAATTTCGTTTCAATCGTAAATTAAATAAAATATATTTGGATGTTGATTGGTCTAATGATCTTTTAGTTGGCGATTATGTAATTATTAAATGTTATCGAGCTTTAAAACCAGATACAATTACTTTAACTGGCACTGTAGCTGCAGCACCAGGTTCAAATACTGTAACAGGAACAGGCACAATTTTTGATCAAGAATTATTAGAAAATGATTTTATTAATATCAATAATGAAAGCATACAAGTTAAAAGAATTGATTCACCAACATCATTAGAGTTACAAACACCAGTATCATCTGTTGTATCTGGTGGTTCAGTTACTGTAACTGGTGTTACAGATGTTTGGAATGATCGCTTTCTTAAAAAATACGCTACTGCTTTAATTAAACTTCAATGGGGTAATAACTTATCTAAATTTGCTGGCATACAAATGCCGGGTGGTGTAACATTAGATGGTGTTCGTATTGCAACTGAAGCAAGAGAAGAAATTAAAGAAGTAGAAGAAGATTTATTCCAATACAATAGCTTGCCAAGTGAGATTACTACGGGTTAAAATGAATGCCAACCAATGTTTATTTTAATCCTTTTCCATCAAGTCAGGTAACTAGCGAACAACTGCTAGTTGAGGATTTGGTGATTGAGGCCATGAAAATATATGGCATGGATTGCTATTATCTTCCTCGTTCTACTCGTGATCAAATAGATTATTTATTTGGTGAAGATACTGTCAAACAATATGTAACAGCATATCCAATTGAAATGTATTTGGAAAATGTTACAGGTATGGAAGGTGAACAAGATTTTATTTCTAAATTTGGTTTAGAAATTCGTGATGAAATACGCCTTCTTGTTTCTCGCCGTAGATTTGTAGCTACAATACCACTTATAAGACCACTAGAGGGAGATTTAATTTATGTTCCTCTTGTAAAAGGATTTTTTGAAATTACTTTTGTTGAACATGAAAATGATCAGGCCATGTTTTATACTTTAGGTCGTGGTCGTGGCGGTAATGTTTATGTTTATGCTTTAAAACTTAAACAATATGTATTTTCAAATGAGATTGTTCAAGTTGGCATTTCTGAAATTGATGATGAAATTCGTAATTACTATTCAAAAACAAATATTACATTAAGTGCTGGAGGTTCTGGTACATTTGCAAATGATGAAATTGTTTACATTGGTTCTAATGTAGCTACTGCTACTGCACAGGCACTTGTTTACGATTTTACACCAAATTCTTCAATTCAAATTTATCGTGCAAATGGCTCGTTTACCGTTGGTTCTGTGCTTAAAGGAAATACAAGTTTGGCTGAACGAACAATTAGCAGCAAATCTGAATTTACTTTAATGGATAGTGCTTTTGATGATATACAAGACAATAATAGAATTAAAACAGAAGCTAATAATATTATTGATTTTACAGAAACAAATCCATTTGGTGAACCTTAATTATGCTAGGCACTTCACAATACTATAATCGATCTATTCGTAAAATAGTGGTTGCTTTTGGCACACTATTTAAAGATATTCAACTTCAACGATATAGCAAAGACAACAATACAAAATATGAAATATTTACGGTGCCTTTGTCATATGCTTCAAAAGAAAGATATTTGACAGCAATTACATCTAGTCCTGATTTATTAAAATCAATTAATGTGACGGTGCCAAGAATAACTTTTGAACTTACAGGCATGTCTTATGATCCAAGTCGTAAACAACAATCACTTATAAAAAACTTTGCAAAAAATGTTTATGATCGTTTAGACTCACAATATGTTCCTGTGCCGTATGATTTTAATTTTTCAATGTCTATTTTTGTTCGTAATATAGAAGATGGCACACAAATTGCAGAGCAAATACTACCATTTTTTAAACCAGATTTTACCGTAACCGTTGACATGATCCCTAACATGGATCAAAAATATGATATGCCAGTAATTTTAAACTCTGTAAATATGACAACGGAATATGAGGGTGCTTTGAATGAAGGGACAACTCGATTAATTATTTGGGATTTAGAATTTACGGTTAAAAATTATTTGTGGCCAGCTTTAAGTGCAAATACAAGTGTAATTGGTGCTTTTAGTGATACAGCCAATCGTTTTGGTCAAGCAAATACAAATATTTTTATTGATACACAAAATCGTGATGCACAAAAGATTTTTGTAGATTTTGCAAATGGTAATAACTATTTTACTACAGCAGAAACTTTCCGTGTTGACCGAGATGGCACAGATGAAATAACAGGTAAAGTAATTTATTTTAGTAACTCTAGTTCTGGTATTATGATTGTTGGTGAATTAGACCAACTGCTTAAAGTAAACGATGTAATTACTGGTGATTATTCAGGTGCTCAATATACAGTTTCTTCTGTTGATATTTCACCACTTAAAGCGGTGGCTATTGTAACAACCGCAGTGCCAGCAAATACAGCACCTGATGATGATTTTGGATTTATGGATACAATTACAGAATGGCCTAATACATTATGAAAAAATTAAATGAAAATTTATCTGAAGCTTTAGAAATAGAACCAATACCTATTCAAACTGAAATTATAGAATTAAAAGATACGGTTGAAGATGATGCTGAATTTGCTCGTCAAAACTTGCGTGATTTAATTGAAAAAGGTAATGATGCAGCTGATCACATTATTTCTGTTGCTAAACAATCAGATCATCCAAGAGCGTTTGAAGTTGTGGCAGGTATGCTAAAAAACCTTGCAGATATAAACAAAGACTTATTAGAGATACAAAAACGAAAGCAAGATCTACAACCAAAAGTAAATAATAACACACAAAACCTTACGATAGATAAGGCAGTATTTGTTGGCTCTACGGCAGAATTACTTAAACAATTGAAAGAAAATAAATAAAATTATGGAAACATTACAAGAAATAATGAAGAAAGTCCTTGCAGATACATTTGCTTTGTATTTAAAGGCTCACAACTATCATTGGAATGTAGAAGGTCAAAACTTTCCACAATACCACAAATTTTTTGGCAATCTCTATGAAGAACTGCATGGTGCGGTTGATCCAATTGCTGAAGAAATTCGTGCGTTGGATGCCTATGCACCTGGCTCATTTACAAGATATATGGAACTAACAGAAATTGAAGATGATACAACGGTGCCAACTGATATAGAAATGGCTAGGCGTTTAATGGTTGATAATGAACGAGTAATTGCCACGCTTAATGTTGCATTTAAACTTGCAGATACAATGGACAAACAAGGCCTTGCAGATTTTATTGCAGGTCGTTTAGATGTTCACAATAAACACGCTTGGATGCTTCGTAGCATCGTAAAATAAATGGACAGCGGTTATCTTGGAAACTCCAACTTAAAAAAAGTTGGAATTGACATATCATTTACCGAAGATCAAGCACAAGAGTTTATTAAATGTGCAGCTGATCCAGTTTATTTTATTCGGCAATATGTAAAAATTGTCAATGTAGATCGTGGTTTAATCCCATTTGATATGTGGTCATTTCAAGAGCAAATGGTCAATGACTTCCATGATAATCGATTTTCTATTTGCAAAATGCCTCGACAAGTTGGCAAAACAACCACAACGGTTGGTTATATGTTATGGTCAATACTTTTTAATCAAGATTATACAATTGGTATTCTTGCAAACAAAGGTGCTCTTGCAAGAGAAATTTTGGGTCGATTACAAAAATCATACGAACATCTCCCACTTTGGTTGCAACAAGGCATTGTAACTTGGAATAAAGGTAATATTGAGCTAGAAAATGGCTCAAAGATTTTTGCATATGCAACATCTGCAGCAGGTGTTCGTGGTGGCACATATAATTTAGTATTTCTTGATGAATTTGCTTTTGTGCCACACAACATGGCCTCAGAATTTTTTACATCTACTTACCCTGTAATTTCTTCTGGTCAAACTACAAAAGTTATTATTGTTTCTACACCAAATGGTCTTAATCTTTTTTATAAAATGTGGACTGATGCAATTGAAAAAAGAAGCCTTTATAAACCAATTGAAGTTCATTGGTCTATGGTGCCAGGTCGTAATGATAAGTGGAAAGAAGAAACAATTCGTAATACATCAGAAGAACAGTTTCGCCAAGAATTTGAAACAGAATTTATTGGCTCTTCTGCCACCTTAATTACAGGTGCTAAACTTCGTTCATTAGCATTCCATGATCCACAATGGCAAGAAGAAAATTTAGATATATATGAACTGCCGCAACAAGGTCGCCTGTATATTGCGACTGTGGATTGTTCAGAGGGTGTTGGTTTAGACTATCACACAATTAATATTATAGATGTAACACAGGTGCCTTACCGTCAAGTTGCTAAATATAGAAATAATAAGCTGCCACTTTTGTTTTTTCCAACAGTCATTTATAGCCTGTGTAAAAGATATAATGAAGCCTACGCACTGATTGAAACAAACAATGTAGGGCAACAAGTGGTAGATATTTTACATTATGATTTGGAATATGAATATGTTTATAAAATTGATCATCATCACATCAAAGGTCAGACCATCTCAGGTGGTTTTAAACGAGCGTCTAATTTTGGTATTAAAACTACCAAAACGGTTAAAAAAATTGGCTGTGCTAATCTTAAAACCCTCATTGAATCAAATAAACTGCTCATACAAGACTTTGATACAATAGCTGAATTAAACACTTTTGTAAGAAATAGAGACACTTATAAAGCTGAAGAAGGTAATAATGATGATATTGTGATGGGTTTGGTACTATTTGCTTGGCTTACCGCACAATCATATTTTAAGGATTCTACAAACATTGACATTCGTAAAGTGCTATTAGAAGAAAACAACATGCTAACTGATGAAGATTTAGCGCCTGTTGGATTTATTGATGACGGTTTAAAACCAGAAATAACGGTGGATTCTGGTGATGTGTGGACAGAAAAAGGCTACTTATCCTCAACTTTGTAAAAAACTAAATAGAGAATAAAATGAATTTGACCTATTAACAAAAGGAGAAGTCCATGGCATTTCAATTATCCGCTGGGGTAAATGTATCAGAAATTGATCTGACTACAATTGTCCCTTCAGTTGCCACTTCAATCGGTGCATTTGCAGGACCTTTTGCTTGGGGACCAACCAATGAAGTAGTTAGTATATCCGATGAAGTTCGTCTTGTCAGTAGATTTGGTAATCCAAATTCTACAGTTTTTGAATATTGGTTCTCAGCCGCAAATTTTTTAGCCTATGCAAATAACCTTAAAGTTGTTCGTGCTGCCAACACCGCTTATTCAACTCTAAATGCATCTGCCAATACAAATGGCGCAATTCTAATTGAAAATGAAGAAGATTATTTAGAAAATCACGCAACCGCAAACACAACTAACGGCCCAATGGTCGCTAAATGTCCTGGTGCTCTTGGTAATTCGTTGCGTATTTCTATGTGCCCAAGTTCACAAGCATTTTCTGCTAATTTAACTCTTACGGATTCACTAAGAGCTAATGCTACTTCGGCTGGTTCTACGACAATTGATATTAATGGTAATGCTAATGCAGCTGCAAACTTAATTGCTGGTGATTTAATTTCTTTTGATGGTGGTGTGTCTTATGTTCGTGTTGCCTCTGTTAATGCAACCGCAATTGTTACAGCAACCTCACCTGGTGCTATCACAGTTGGTACAGCAATTCTTCGTAAATGGCAGTATGCTGATCAATTCAAAGTTGCTCCAGGTACATCTGACTATGCTTCAGCAAAATCAAGTGCAAATGATGAAATTCATATTATTATACTTGATGAAGATGGTGAATTTACAGGTACCGCAAATACCGTTGTAGAAAAATGGCCATTTGTATCTAAAGCAGCTGATGCTAAAGATGCTAGCGGTAGTTCAATTTACTATCCAAATGTGTTAAATGAGCGTTCTGAATATGTTTGGTGGACAGGCCATCAACCAGGTGCAACCACTTGGGGTGACAATGCACAAGGCACAGTGTTTAATGTGGTTCGTGTGCCATTTACCGCTTCATTAAGTGGTGGTGCAGATGGCACAATTGTAACTGCAAATATAGTTAGTGCTTATGCACAATTTGCAAATCCTGATTCTGTTGATATTTCGTTAGTTATTTCTGGCCCTGCTAATGCAACAATTGCAACAGATTTAATTAGTAATATTGCTGAAGTTCGTAAAGATTGCGTGGTATTTTTGTCGCCAGAAAGATCTGATGTTGTAAACAATCCAGGTAATGAAGTTACCGATATTGTTGCTTATCGTGATTCTTTAACTTCATCTTCTTATGCAGTTATGGATTCTGGTTACAAGTATCAATATGACAAATATAATGACACATATCGATATGTTCCGTTAAATGGTGACATTGCTGGTTTGTGTGCAAGAACAGACCTAGAAAGAGATCCATGGTTTTCACCAGGTGGTCTAAATCGTGGTATTATTAAAAATGTAATTAAACTTGCATTTAATCCAACAAAAACAAATCGTGATGATTTGTATGTTAAAGGTGTTAATCCAGTTGTTTCTTTCCAAGGTGAAGGTACGGTTTTGTTTGGTGATAAAACACTATTAAGCAAACCATCTGCATTTGATCGTATTAATGTTCGCCGTTTATTCATTGTTCTAGAGAAAGCAATTAGCCGTGCGGCACGGTTCTCTCTCTTTGAATTCAACGATCAATTTACTCGTGCTCAATTTGTTGCACTTGTTGAACCATTTTTGCGTGATTGCCAAGGTCGCCGTGGTATTACTGACTTCCGTGTTGTTTGTGACGAAACAAATAATACTCCAGAAGTCATTGATCGGAACGAATTTGTTGGTGATATTTTCATTAAACCTGCTCGTTCTATTAACTTTATTCAACTTAACTTTGTTGCCGTTCGGACAGGTGTTTCGTTTGATGAAGTTGTAGGACAGTTCTAAATAGAGAAACGGGAGAAAAATAAATGGCTTTTTCAGTAAACGAATTTAGAAGTCAGATGGTTGGGGACGGTGCTCGTCCTAATCTATTTGAAGTTTCTATGCCGTTCCCTGGCTTCTCATCACCAGCGAACGCACAAACAAAATTGACCTTCATGTGTAAAACAGCACAGCTGCCAGGCGCAACGCTTGGTGTTGTGCCTGTTCAATACTTTGGTCGTGAATTAAAATTTGTTGGTAATAGAACATTTGCAGATTGGACTATCACAGTCATTAATGATGAAGATTTTATAGTCCGTAATGCTTTTGAAAGATGGATGAATGGTATTAATTCACACAATTTAAATATTCGTAGTCCAGCTGCTCTGTCACCACTTGGTTATACCGTTGATGGTGATGTTCGTCAATTTGGTAAAAAAGGCGATGAACTAAAAAGATATAAGTTTATTGGTTTATTTCCAACAGATTTAACACCAATTGATGTTGATTGGGGCTCAAATGACACGATTGAAGAATTTTCAGTCACAATGTCTTATCAATGGTGGGAAGCCCTAGAATATGGTGTAGTGTAGTAGTAGAGGGAATTTTTCCCTCTACTTTTATTTTTATAGAATGAGAGGCACCTAAAATAGCAATTAAACTTTTTGGTTTCACCTTAGGCTCAAAAGACGTTGTTCAGGTTCAACCACCTGAGCAACCATCTTTTGCACTTCCAACTCCTGCACTTGATGATGGTGCAGTTACAATCACACAAAATGCTTATTACGGTACATATGTTGACCTAGAAGGTGCTGTTCGTAATGAATTAGAATTAGTCACTCGTTATCGTGAAATGTCAAATCATCCAGAGTTAGAAATGGCAATTGATGATATTGTAAATGAAGCCATTTCACATGATGATTCTGGCCGCACGGTGAATATTGTATTAGATAAACTTAAACAACCAGAGGCAGTAAAGAAAAAAATATTAGAAGAATTTGAAAACATTCTTCGTATGTTAAATTTTGGTAATCTTTCAGATGACCTGTTTAAGCGTTGGTATATTGACGGCCGCATTTATTATCATGTTGTAGTCAATGATAAAGATCCAAAAGCAGGCATACAAGAACTGCGCTACATTGATCCACGAAAAATTCGTAAAGTAAGAGAAGTTAAAAAAGAGCGTGATCCAAAAACTGGTGCTGATATTGTTAAATCAATTGCTGAATACTTTGTTTACACTGATCGAGGCATTGCAACACAAACTTTTGGCGCATCAGTAAATTCTGGCCTTCGCATTGCACCAGATTCAATTATTAATGTGAACTCTGGTTTGATGGATGCTAAAAATACATTTGTTATCTCATATTTACATAAAGCAATTAAACCACTTAATCAATTAAGAATGATTGAAGATGCGGTCGTCATCTATCGTCTATCACGAGCACCAGAACGCCGCATATTTTATATTGATGTAGGTAATTTACCAAGAGGTAAAGCTGAACAATATATTCAATCAATCATGGTTAAGTATCGTAATAAGATGGTTTACGATGCAAACACTGGTGAACTGCGTGATGACCGTAAACATTTATCAATGCTTGAAGACTTTTGGTTACCACGCCGTGAAGGTGGTAAAGGCACTGAAATTACTACGTTGCCAGCTGGTCAAAATCTTGGCGAGTTAGAAGATGTAAAATATTTTAGAAATAAGCTTCTTCAATCACTTAATGTTCCAATTTCTCGTTTAGAACCACAGCAAGGCGGCATGA